TTTTGACTGGTGCAGCGGAGAAGCCAGACAGTTTTGTTTCTTCTTCAAAACTACGTTCTGATTTCTCAGTTTCGTAGATCTCTTTGTGCTCTTCGCCGTAACGCTTGTACTCTAAACCGAACAATGCGTTCAAACCGGGGAGCAACTCTTTCAGTAGTTGTGCGCGTGAAATAGCCATAGTTTATGCTCCTTATACGCCAGTGGCGTTGTTGTACTGATGCATAGTCGCATTGATTTTGACAATAACTTCAGGGAAGTTATCGGCGGCAGTTGCGGTGTCCCGAACTACATCAATGATACGAATAGGCAAAGTGTTGGTTGTGGCAGTGGCAGCCGTAACAGCTACTTGGGAATTACCTGTCGTGGTGATACCTGCATTCTGTACCAACGTGGTGTTATTTCCAATGGCAGTAATGCCAACACCAGTAACAGTTGTTCCGCTAGAAACTACAGCAACCTGGAACAACGTATCAGGATCATCTGCAACCACAGCAAAAATTTTACTCCCCGAAGCGATTGACTGACTTGCTGGGTAGAACTGTTGTTGTTGAACTTGACCAGTTGAGGAATTGGTAAAACTAACACCTAAAAATATACCGCAAGGTGTAGCTGTAGCTGTACCAGTGTCTTTCTCAATCGTTCCATCGGAAATACGTTTTACTAAATCGCCATAGAAAATGCTAGTAGCATAGCCACTTGCAATTTCCATTTGACGAGTTGCTCCCGCAAAGACTTGACCACCAATCAAATTGACTGGTTTTAGTCCGTACGGTTTATCTACGGTTGGGTAAGCCATATTAAACTCCTAGTTAAATTAATTATTTGATTCCGTTACCAAACCCACCGCCTTTAGTTGTTGTGCTCTTGCGATCACTAAACAGGGGCATGCGGGCATCACTATTACGTAGAAAGCTGTTGTCTACAGAGTCCATTTGATTACGAGCTTTTTGGTCGTAATAGGTATCTCTAGCTTCAGCCATCTCTCTTGGTTTCTTACATAAAAGCAAGCCACCAATTTCAACATTTCCATCCTTGTTTGCTTGAATTTGCAATTCGGGATGATCCACTGCCTTACATGGCACCCAGTGGTCACGGAACTTTTGAGACACGTTAGTGTCGTTCGGTTGTCCAGCGATCGCTGTTGCTACCCAGTGAAATACATAATCTGGGTCTGGTGTTGGATCAGGCAATGAGCTCGGTGGTTTGTAAACATAACGAGTTTCGGTTTTTTCGCGGGTTTCTAAATCCCGGGGTGTGCGTTTATTAGCCATTTTTAAATCTCCAGTTTAAGAACTTCTTGTGCATATTGTTTGTGGGATAAGCCAAATTTATCTGCCAACCTTTGTTGGGTTGTAGTTAGTTTGACTACTCTTTTTGCTCCGGTAGAGCGGGAAGAAGAGGCCACTACAGTTGCGGGTTTCTTAACTGGATCAGCCTTTCTGTCAGCTGACTCAGAAATACCTAATAACTCAGGGAACACTTGTTTTAAGCGCCCATCAACACGAGAAAAATAATCATCAGAGCGGGGGTCGATTCCCGTAGCCACTAGTTTTTGGTGCAGCCCTAGTGCAAAAGCTGTCATTTCTTCGTACCCCGGAGACCCAAACCACTGGTTTTTTGCTTGCCAGCGCAAGGTTTTATCGTCGAGTCTCGGTGCTTCTTGGGACGATGGTTGTATTTGTACACCAGAATTGTCGTTTTGTAAAGGGGTAGGCTTGAAATTTTTTGCAGACTCTAATTTCATCTTAGCGTCTGTCAAGTTTTCTTGTGCCGCGAGCATAGCGTCAGAATCGTAAGATTCTTGTGCTTCTTTATACCTGCGGCGTGCCATCTCCATTTCCGCTTCAGCCTTAGCCTGTAAGGTTTCTGCGTAGGTAACTTCACCATTTTTTACGTATTCTTTGAGCCGCTGGTTCTCTTCCAAAATAGAACGAGCCATACGTTCAAGTTCGTCTTTTTCACGCGAAATTTCTTCTTTGGCGCGTCTTTCATCATGCCGTGCGTGTGTAAGTTTTTTTATTTTAAGCTGAACAGTTTTAGAATATTCATCAAGTTCTTCGTCTGAAGGGTCTTCAACTTCATAACCAAGGGGTCTTGCATCACGATCTTTTTCAGGAGTGTCATCTTCGATTTGGATATCAACGTCACCTTCTGCGTCAATATCTATATCAAAGTCGTCTTCGGGTTTACCCTTAGTTTCTGACTGTTCTTCTTCAATCTCATGCGGGAATTTGTAGTCGTTATCTGCCATGTGTATCTCCTTTATACGCGGGTAATGCCGCGTGGGTCTTCAACAGTTGCTTCAACCTGATCATCATTAATCAAGCGAAACTCTTTTCCGTGAATTTTTAGACGGGTTCCTGTATACGGGCGGGTAATAACGAAGTCGCCTTCTTTACACCATGCACCTTCTGGGAATTTTTCCGCATCATAGGCGCTAGGCCCCAGTTTTATAACAAACAGCACTGGTGAGGTCAATTCCTCAATTTCTTTGGTTTTATCTGCCTTAACAATCCCACTATCAAATGCGTCGTCAGGGTCGATTAATGCACAGAGCAAACGCCAACCTTTAGGGTCGGGTAGCGCCTTTGCCTTATCTTCTGCTGCTTCGTACTCTTGATCCACTTCTGGGGCTTTAACGCCCGGCGGCAGGACTAATTCCGTTTCTGGTAACGCGATGGTTTCACTCATCGTTGTCTTTCTCTATATTTTCAGCGAGGTCAATTAAATGGCGCTCTGCATAGGCTAGACCTCGAATCACCCCGCAAAGTTCTTTGTACTGCTCAAAGGACGCGCACTGACCATTTGCCAAATCGTCAGTAAAGTTGTTCATATCTGCACGAAATTTATCGCGTAATACCTGTAATACATTCATCGTTGATACATCCATTTATTACTCTCCTTTTTGTTTTTTGTACATTTGAGCCCGTGATTTAGCAATGTCTACACCAATCTTGGTGCCTTCAAGCTGTTCTTTTATCTGCATTTCTCTGGTTTTTACCTTGTTTTGCTCGGTAATTTTAACCATGTCCATCTCCATTTTGGACTCAAGTTCTTGTTTCTTAAGGTTAAGTTCATCAACCTTAGCGGCGCCATCAATCTGCATCTTCTGCTTTTTAAGCTCCAGCTCGCCTTGTTTAATCTGCAATTCTTGCATCTGCATCTGTAATACAGGGTCTTGGGCGTTTTGCTGGGCTTGCTGCTGTGCAGCCATAGCTTTGGACTCTGCAAGCACTTGTGGTGCTGCTTCTGCCATAAGGCGGCTGATTTCTTTTTCCAACTCTGGTGGCAATTCGTCTTCTGGGTTCGGTAGTGCTACACCCAACGCTAGCTCGATCTTGTTTCTGTAGGCATATCCAACGTGCTCGGCAATGTGCGCCTGCATAGACCCCATGATTGCCTGAGCCTGTGGGTTCTGTCCAATGAGTTGCATAACGATTGGGTCCGTCATGGCAGACTGGTGAACCTTGATATGCGCTTCGTGATCTTGATACGAGAACGCCTTGAGTGGTTTGCCCCGCAGTGCGTTCTGGTTTTCCGTTACAGGATCTTTTGGCTTCTCGTCATCTTCCAACGGCACGAGTTTGCTAGCGTGCTTGATACCCAACACATCTAGCATCTGACGGTGCAGGAACGGCAAGTCATAAATCTGCGGAGCCATCTGCGCCATCTGGATAACGGCTTGGTACTGGACAACTCGTTGAGAAAGAGTTGCTGCGTTGGGGTCGCTTACTGGAATTACTTCAACGATGCTGTAGTCTTCGCGCTTGGCGCTTGGACGACCTTCTTCTGGCTCGTAGGTGTAGTCAGGATCGGTGTAGTCACGGATCAAACCAGCGATAAGCTGCAACTCTTGCTTGAGAGCGTAGTGAACACGGGCTTGTACCGCACTCATTACCTTTAGGCTTCTTTCCAATATAGCCAGCGTAGTACCCACTGGCGCCTGATTAGACATGTCGCTAATCTTCATATCAGATGTTGCGGCAAAACGACGTGCTTCATCAATGATCTTATCCATCAAGCCAGACAGAACTACCGACGGCTCTTTGTATGGCAACGGCAAGATGTTGTCTCTAATGCTGCCTGAACCTACATCTACGTCACGGAACTCACCCGGTGCGATCGGTGTGTCATCACCTTTTATACGCAAGCCACGGGCTTTGAGACCGCCGGGCAAGTTGGAGAGGGTTCCGGCGTCCACGAGCTGACGCATGATGCTAGTAGCAGACTTAGCGTAGCCACCAATAAGATGGAACAAACCAAAACCGTACGAGCCATAGCCCGGAATGTATTGGTAATGTATAAAATGATGGCGCTTAAGTTTGAGGTCATCGTCTTCTCTC